CCCGGACGCGGAACGAGGCTCTAGACTGTCGGGTTTATGCGATTGGGGCGCTGGCTATCTTGAACTTGAACTTGAATGCCATTGCTGACCGCCGGGAACAAGCACCCGCGCCAAAAGCTGACGACCAGCAACAGCCACCCGTTCCAGAGGTATTCCGCAGACGCCGCCAGCCTAGAGGCGGTTTTGTTAATGGGTGGCGCTGAGGTCTAATCTTTTCGATGCGGCCAACGCGCCGACAACCGAGCCGCACGAATTCGTAATCGGCGATTTCGTTCAATGGAAACGCGAAGACATTGTCGGCGATTATCCTGTCGCCACGCATTCCGCGACATGGGTGGCACGTCTAGCTCATGGTGCTTCAAGCGAAATCACGGTCAATGCGACCGAGGCGTCCACATACTATCTTTTCACGATTAGCAGCGCCGACAGTGCAGCATTTACGCAGGGGCACTATCACTGGCAGCTAGAGATCACCGAAACATCTAGCTCAAACCGGATCGTCATAGATCGCGGCACGCTTGATATCCACTATGATCTCGACGTCAATGGCGTCGATCCCCGGTCCCATGCTCAAATCATGATCGACAAGATCGAGAGCATTCTGGAAGGCAAGGCAGACGCAGACGTCGCCAGCTATTCGATCAACGGCCGCAGCCTGACGAAAATGTCGTTCCAAGACCTGACCGAAGCGCGTGATTTCTATAAACGGGAGTACGCAAAGGAACTGCGGATCGAATACGCAAAGAACGGCGAGGAAACCGGCGCAACCATTAAGGTGAGGTTCTGATATGGGAATGCTCGATCTATTCAAAGGCAAACCCACAAAGAAGGTCGGTCGCCGGAGCTATTACGGGGCAAACACTGGTCGCCTCTTCGCAGATTTCATTTCGTCCAGCCGGTCGGCAGACAGCGAGATCAGGCCATCGCTCCGCATCCTGCGCGACAGGTGCCGGGAGATCAGCCGGAACCATCCCTATGCCAAACGCTATCTGCAAATCATGGCGACGAACGTCGTGGGCGACACTGGCGTCCAGATGCAGGTTCGCAAGCGGAACGACGACAACAGTCTTGATACAGTAGGAAATCGCCTTGTCGAGCGTGCTTTCGCAGCATGGGGCCGTCCGGGGTTCTGCACGGCTGACCGTCGTCTTTCGTGGGTGCAGGCGCAGCGCTTGTTTATCGAGACGCTGGCGCGTGACGGCGAGGTCCTGATTAAGAAGATAAAAAACCCACGCGACAACCCGTTCGGCTTCACTCTGCAATTCATCGAGGCCGACTATCTCGACGAGGAATATGATCAGCGCGTCGAAGGCGGAGAAATCCGCATGGGCGTCGAGATCGAAAAGGGCACTGGCCGTCCGGTCGCATATCATCTGTTCGAGGACCACCCGCACCACGATCACGCTTATGGCCTGCACACCAAGCGCCAGCACATCCGCGTCCCGGCCGACGAGATCATTCACTGCTTCATTCAGGAGCGGCCCGGTCAGACGCGCGGCGTCCCGCCGATGGCAAACGTGCTGTCGAAGCTGAAAATGCTCGACGGCTATCAGGAAGCAGAGCTAGTCGCGGCTCGCACTGCGGCGTCTAAGATGGGTTTCTTCACTAGCCCGACAGGCGACGAATTCGTCGGCGATGACTATGACCAGCAAGCGCCGATCATGGAAGCCGAGCCGGGAACATTTACGCAGCTACCGGCCGGAATGTCATTCGAGGCATTTGATCCCGCGCATCCGACGACGGCGTTCGCAGAGTTCGAGAAGGCCATTCTGCGGTCGATTTCGTCCGGCCTTGGCGTCAGCTATGTCTCGCTGTCGAACAATCTGGAAGGCGTTTCCTATAGCTCGATCCGGCAAGGCACCATCGAGGACCGCGATCATTTCAAGATGATGCAGAAATTCATGGTGGATCATTTCATCGACCACGTTTACCGGGCGTGGCTGGAAATGGCGATTACGAATGGCCGGATTAACTTGCCGATGACCAAATATGACCTATTTGCCGATCAGGTGGTCTACCGGCCGCGCGGGTTTAATTGGGTCGATCCGCAGAAAGAGATCGCAGCGAACGTGCTGGCTCTGAACAACGGCATCGTCAGCCTGCAAGATATTCATTCGCACTATGGTCGCGACACTGAAGACGTCTTCGAACAGATCGACCGAGAGCGCGAACTGGCTGATAGGTACGGGATCGACACTGCTTTCCAGCCGTTCGGCACCAAGCTACCGGCCGAGCCGACCATTGATCGAGGCGAGGAAAATGGCGACCTACAAGGGTGAGACAATCGACCTGACGCCGACCGAGGCGATGGCTGAAGAGGCGCAGCGCTTCCTCGATTGGCGTGCCGAGGGTGAGAAGGGCGGCACCGACGTCGCTGTCGCGCGCGCCCGTCAGCTTGTGAACCGGCAGGAATTGTCGCCAGAGACCGTGCGCCGGATGCACAGCTTCTTCAGCCGCCATGAGGTCGATAAGCAGGCCGAGGGTTTCCGGCCCGGTGAGGATGGTTACCCGTCGCCCGGTCGTGTGGCATGGGCAGCATGGGGCGGTGATCCCGGCCAATCATGGGCGCGGGGCAAGGATGCCAGCCTAGACCGCATTGACGGGGACGAGCGTGCTTTGCGGGAAGAACTAAGCGGCGCTGTCAAAGAGGGCCTGCAAAACAAGGTCGATGACCATAACGAAAAATATGGCGATCAGAAGGGCAAGCGCGTCACATTGCGAATGCTGTCGGCCGTTTTTAGACGCGGCGTCGGGGCCTATAAAACCAATCCCGGTTCTGTGAGGCCGAGCGTGAACAGCCCGGAGCAATGGGCATATGCTCGCGTGAACGCATTTTTGCAGGCGGTCAGAACAGGCAAATATCCGAGCAAGAAATTCGACACTGATTTGCTGCCGGATGGTCACCCATTGAAAACTGATGTACAATCGGACGACGAGAGGGGTTTCGAGATGGACCGACATATCAAGAAAATCGAAGAGACCGACGAGGACTATATCATCACCTATGGCAAGTCAGAGATGACCGAGCCGGTGGCGATGACAGCAGGTGACGACGAGGACGAGGATGATTATTCGCGCCTCGACCGTTCTTCGCTGGTTTTCCGCGCCACAGACGCCGAAATGGTCGATGAAGATGACCGGCGCGTGCGGATGTCCCTATCGTCGGAAGAGCCTGTCGAGCGTTCGTTCGGCATGGAGGTTTTGCGTCATAGTGACGATGCGGTCGATCTTGGCCGTATGAACAGCGGTCATGCTCCGCTGTTGCTGGATCACGATATGACTAAACAGATTGGCGTGGTCGAAAGGACCTATCTGGATCAATCCGCTCGACGGTTACGGGCGGTGGTGCGCTTTGGAAAAGGTGCGCTGGCTAGAGAGATTTATGACGACGTCAAAGATGGTATCCGAAGCAATGTCAGCATCGGTTACCAAATACGCGAAATGGAACCGAAAAATGATCGGGACGGGACGGTCTCGGTCTCCGCGTGGGTTCCGTATGAAGCCAGCATCGTGAGCGTTCCGGCAGATGCGTCTGTCGGTGTCAATCGCGCCGCTGAAATCCAACCCGTGGTGAAAAAGGAGGTCGAGATGACCGAAGTAAATCACGACGAAATCCGCGCGGAAGCAGCCGAGGCAGCAAAGCGCGAGTTTCAAAAGACTGTCGGCGAGATCACATCGCTCGCAGTGAAGCACAACCGCCGCGATCTCGCGGACAAGGCGATCAAAGATGGCCTGTCTGTCGATCAATTCCGTGGTGTTCTTCTGGAAGCAATCGGTGAAGGCAAGCCGCTGGAGCAAAATGCCGGTGCTGTCGAGATGACTGCAAAGGAAGAGCGCGAATATTCGTTCATGAAGGCCGTTCGCGGCGTCGTGAATGGTTCGGGCCTGAACGGTCTGGAGCGTGAAATCAACGACGAGATCGCCAGCCGTGTAGGCCGTGCGGCTCGCGGTTTCTATGCGCCGGACAGCTTCTGGAGCGGCAAGCGTGACCTGACCGTCGGCACAAACTCTGCCGGTGGTTTCCTGAAGCCGACCGATCACATGGGTAACGAGTTCGTGGACGCTCTCCGCGCTCGTCTGGTCATGAACGATCTGGGAACCCGCTTCATGTCGGGCCTCAAAGGCGATGTTGCCATTCCGAAGCTGGCGACCGGTGTAGCTGCCGGGTTTGTGGCTGAGAACGGCGCAACGTCCGAGGTCAATGCTACCTTCGCGCAAGTGACCATGTCACCGAAATCGCTGGGCGCATTCACCGACGTTTCTCGTCTTCTGATGATCCAGTCTGATCCGTCGGTCGAGCAAATCGTTCGCGACGACCTGCTGAACAGCATCGCTCAAAAGATCGAGGATGTTGCCATCGAGGGCGGCGGTTCGAATGAGCCGACCGGCATCACCGGCACTACCGGCATCGGTAGCGTGGCTATCGGCACCAATGGTGGCGCGCTGACATGGGCAAAGGTCACTGATCTGGTCAAAGAGGTCGAGGTGGACAACGCCGCGATCAATGCGAACACTCTCGCATATCTGACCAACCCGAAGGTGAAGTCGCATCTGGCATCAACATCGAAGGTCGCTTCGACCGACAGCGTCATGCTTCTGGATGCGCCGTGGAACAGCCTGTATGGCTACAACATGGCCGTCACGAACAACGTGCCTTCCGACCTTACCAAAGGCACCGGCACGGGCCTCTCGGCGATGATCTACGGCGATTTCAGCCAGCTCATGATCGGCTTCTTCTCGACGCCTGATGTCCTGATCGATCCTTATACCGGCGGCTCGTCTGGTGCGGTTCGCATCCGCGTCATTCAGGAAGTCGATGTGGCGGTTCGTCATGCGCAGTCCTTCGCGGCCTGCCTCGACATCAACGCTTAATCTCCCTAGCGAGGCGGCTTCGGTCGCCTCGCATCCTATGAGGTGATGGAATGAAGATTACAGTCACACGCGCAGTCGCTATCGGCGGCGTTCATCATGAAGCAGGCGAGACTGTCGATGTCTCTGACGAGGTGGGCATTCGCCTCACCAATATGGGCAAAGCGCAGCCAGCCGAGGGTTCGCCTGCCAAAGAGGACCGGGCTGTCGGCCTCACCACCAAAAGCGCCGGACCGCTGGTGAAGCGCGGAGCTAAAAAGAAGAGCTAACGCATGGCCGTCGAGAGCGCAGCTGACAGAGCGATATTCTTCGACGTCGATGATTTCGGAACGGCGGCCACATATACGCCAGATGGCGGCGCGGCTTCTACCGTGAACGGGATTTTCGATAACGATTTTATCGAGGTCGATGCCGGAGGTGGCGTCGGCGTAGCGCTCCAGCAGCCACGTTTTCAATGCCGGACGGCAGATGTATCGAGCGCGGCCGAGGGTGACGCAATCGTTATTAGCTCGGTGAATTACACGGTGCGGATCGTGCAGGATGACGGCACCGGAATGACCACGCTGGTCCTAGAGGCAGACTGATGGCGCACGTCCGAAAACAAATTCGTGATGCGATTGTCACGGCCGTTACAGGACTAACGACGACCGGTTCCAATGTGTTCCGGTCGCGTATTTATCCGCTAGAGAGCGGCAAGCTGCCAGGACTGTGCGTTTACACGAGATCAGAGACAACCGAGTTCGATACGCTCCCACGAAACAGATCGGTCATGCGCGATCTGGAGGTCGTGGTGGAAGCATATGTGAAATCGACGGCTAATTATGATAATACTATAGACACGATTGCGGTGCAGGTTGAAGAAGCACTGGCCGCAGATGTGACGCTCGGCGGCTTGGCGAAAGATACGCAAACCGTCAGCTTCGAGGCCGATTTTGCGGGAGATGGTGAACAGCCCGTCGCGATTGGCCGCTTTACCGTGGCGGTTCGTTATCGGACCGCTGAGAATGACGTCGAAACAGCCGCGTAAGGAGACAAAACGATGGCAACACATACCGGTTCCGAAGGTACGGTTAAGCTCGGCACAGTCGGGTCTGACACTGCCATCGGTGAAATTCGTTCCTACTCGATCAGCGAGACAGGTGACACAATCGAAGACACTGTTATGGGCGATAGCTCGCGGACCTATGCTGTCGGTCTGAAAACCTTCAGCGGGACCGTCGATTGCTATTTCGATCCTGATGATGCCAAGCAGGACGAGATGGTTGCTGGCGCGTCCCTGACGCTGACCGTCTACCCGGAAGGCTCCGACAGCGCTGATCAATATCTGAGCGGCTCTGTGATCGTCACATCGGCTGACGTCAGCGCAGCGTTTGATGGCATGGTCGAGGCATCGTTCGGCTTCCAAGGCACTGGCGCGCTTACTCGCGGCACTGTTTCCTAATGTCGCTTGGAAAGGCCATTGCGGAGCGCCGTCAGAAGCAGGCGCGGGTTATCGAGGTCCCTGAATGGGGCGAGGATGACGCGCCTCTTCTGATGTATGTGTTCCCGATTACCGCTGGTGATCTGAACAAAATTCAGAAGAAGCATAAGAATTTTCTGAATGAGACCACCATGGACGGCATGATTGACCTGATCATCCTCAAAGCCTGTGACGCTGATGGAAATCGCTTGTTCACTCTGGAGGACAAGGTTCATCTGATGAACGAGAACGTCGAGGTGATTTCGCCAATCGCCGCCAAGATGTTCGGCGATATCGAGACCGTCGAGGACGCGGAAAAAAACTAAAGGCCGATCCGCTTAGGCTGAACGTCATGGCCCTAGCGGATCGCTTACACAAGACGCAGGCAGAGATCGAAGAGCTAACACTGTCTGAGATCAACGAATGGTTCGCATATTTTGGGATTTTAGACGATGGCAAATCCAAATCTTAAAATCAGGATCGGAGCCGTTGATCGCACCGGGAATGCCTTCCGTTCCATAAATGCCGGGCTGGGCCGCGTGAAGAACGCGGTCTTTTCCGTACAGACGGCCGTGGCGGCGCTTGCAGGGGCCACAGGGTTCGGCTTGCTGGTCAAGGGCACTATCGAGACCAATCGCGAGTTCCAGAGCCTAGAAGCCAGCCTATCGACGTTTTTGGGATCGACAGAGAAAGCCGAGAAGGCGTTCGGCATTCTTCAGCAATTTGCCGCGACTACGCCGTTCGCACTGCGCGAGGTCGTCAGCGGGTTTAACAAGCTGATCGCTCGCGGCCTCAATCCGAGCATTCAGGCGCTGACCGCCTTCGGAAACATCGCATCCGGCACCGGCAAAACGCTCGATCAGTTTGTCGAGGCAGCAGCAGATGCAGCGGTCGGCGAGTTCGAGCGGCTAAAAGAGTTCGGTATTAAGGCCCGGTCCGAAGGCGATAAGGTCGTTTTCACATTCAAGGGCGTGGAAACCGAGGTCACGAAATCCGGCGCGGCGATCTCTGATTTCCTTGTGACGCTGGGCGAGACTGAGTTCGCCGGGGCCATCGAGAAGCAATCGCAGACGCTGAACGGTGCTTTCAGCAATCTCGGCGACAGCTTCGACATGTTCAAGAAACAGATCGGTGAGGCCGGATTTAACGAGGCGCTGGTCGATCTCTCGCGGACGCTGAGCCGCCTTGCCAAAGAGAACGATGGCGTGGCGCAGTCAATCGGCCGCTTCCTTGCCAGCGGTGTGAATGCGATCCCGACCGTGTTCGGCGTGGTGGCAGATGCCGCAGATATCGTCCGGCGAAATCTCGAATTCCTGCGCAAAGCGTTTATCGGTGTGACGGCGTTTGTCTTCACAAGGGCAATCCTCGGACAAGCGGTGGCGTTCCTGCGGCTCGCTGGAGCGCTCCTGACAGCCCGTAAAGCGGCGACCATATATTCGGCCACGTCGAAGGTCCTGACGCTCTCTACGCTCGCCACGGCGATTGTATTCGCGCAGCTAACCGGCACGCTGGACAAGCTGGTCGAGGGCATTGAAAGCGCGGTCAAAGAGGCGACCGAATTGCTAGATCGGACGTTCCCCGGCCTGAAAACCGAGCTAGACAAGCTATTCCCTAGCCTGAACAAAGATATCGCGGCGCTCGAAGAGCTTGCGAAAACGAACGATATCACGATCACAAGCACCGAAGAGCTAGATCGGCAACTGACCGAGCTTGTCGGCACGATGGATCAAGGCCCGACCAAGGCTAACAGCTTTGCCGAGGCGATGAAGAAACTTGCCGCTGCCGCCGAAGATACGCAGACACAGCTTGCAAACGTCGCCACCCGTGGCCTGCAAAGCCTAGAGGACAATCTGGTCAGCGTGGTCATGCAGACCAAGAATGCGAAAGATGCGTTCCGGGATATGGCTCGCTCGATCTTGGCCGACCTGATCAGGCTGCAAATCAAGCAAGCGATCATCGCGCCTATCGCAGCGGCTTTGCCCGGTTTTGCACCCGCTCCGAGGGCAATGGGTGGTCCTGTGACCGCTGGTCGGCCGTATCTGGTCGGTGAGAGAGGGCCGGAGCTATTTGTTCCCGGCAGGACCGGCGGCATCGTCCCCAATGGGCAGATGGGCGGCGCAGGCGTAACGGTAAACCAGACAATCAATCTGACCACGGGCGTCAGCCAGACGGTTCGCGCCGAGGTGCTGAACATGCTCCCGCAGATCGCCGATGCGGCTAAGGGTGCGGTTCTAGATGCAAAGCGCCGTGGTGGTTCTTATGCGGCGGCGCTGGGGTAAATCATGGCAATCTCATATCCTCTTAGCACACCGACGACCGGCATCGCGCAGATTAACCTGATCGCGCGGAATGCTACCGCACTGACGCAATCGCCATTCACCTACGCGCAACAGGCGCAGCGCAACACTGGCGCACGCTGGGAAGCCGATATCGTCCTGCCGCCTATGAAGCGCGCAACAGCCGAGCCGTGGGTGACGTTTCTGACAAAACTCTATGGGCCATATGGCACGTTCCTTCTCGGCGATCCTATCGGTGCCACAGCGCGGGGATCGGCAAGCACGACACCGGGCACGCCGGTCGTCAATGGTGCCTCACAGACGGGCGACACTCTGTCGATTGATGGCCTGCCGGCATCTGCTACCGGATACCTGAAAGCAGGCGACTATATCCAGCTAGGCAGCGGGACAAGCACGCAGCTTTACAAGGTGCTTGATGACGTGGACAGCAACGCCAGCGGAGAGGCCGATCTGACAATCTGGCCCGATCTGCGATCTAGTCCAGCAGACGATGCGACCGTCGTCGTGGCAAACGCAAAAGGATTGTTCCGGCTATCGACTAGCGCCTCGAACTGGACAATCGGAACCGATGGTTTCTATTCAATGGCATTCGGAGCGATCGAGGCACTATGACGCGAACGGTCACAACGGCGGTAAATAACGAGTTAACGGCGGCAAAACTGTCGCCTTTTTTTGCTGTCGAGATGGATTTCAGCGACGGCATCGTGCGGCTCTGGACCGGCTATGGATCGATCACCATTGACAGCAACACGTTTCTGGCTGGTGGCGATATCCTCTCGGTCTCGTCGATCAGCGAGAATGGCGAGGTGCAGGCCAACGGCGTGACAGTCATGCTCTCCGGCCTTAGCACTAGCCTCGTCGCGTCAGCACTGACGACCGCCTATCAGGGACGCGATCTGAACGTCTATGTGGGCGTTCTGGATACGTCCGGCGCAGTCGTGGCCGATCCGATTAAGGTCTTCGCTGGCAAGATGGATGTGATGACGGTCGAGGATAACGGCGCAGACGCGCGGATCAGCGTCACGGCAGAGAGCAAGCTGATTGATCTGGAGCGCAGCCGCGCACGGCGTTACACTAGCGAAGACCAAAAGATCGACTATCCAAACGACAAAGGGCTGGATTTCATCACTGGTCTACAGGACAAAACTGTCGTCTGGGGGCGCTAGATGGGATTTTTCAAGAATTTCGTAAAAGCGCTCACTGATCCCGTAAATGTGGCGACCGCTGTCGTTGCGACCGCAGTATTAGGCCCGGTCGGCGGTTATACCTTCATGCAGTCGGTAGCGATCAGAGCCGCCACAACGGCCGCTTTGTCGTCGGCCGCGCAGTCTCTATCACCAAAGCCAAAACTAGGCGATTTCACTAATCTTGCGTTCGATGCGACCAATCGGACGCAGATGGTGAAGCAGCCGATCACGTCTCGGCGTGCGGTCTACGGGCAGACTAGGGTTTCGGGGCCGCTGGCGTTTATCGGCAGCACTGATGACGATCAATATTTGCATCTGGTGGTCCTGCTGGCCGCGCATGAGTGTCAGGAAATCACGACGGTTTACCTGAACGACGAGGCGCTGACACTCGACGGCTCTGGCAATGTGACCGCGCCGTCCCGCTACAACGGCAAGGTCCGAGTAAACAAACATCTCGGCACCACCACGCAGACAGCCGACAGCGATCTGGTTAGCGAGGTTGCCGAGTGGACGACCGACCATCGCCTTCAAGGCATCTGTTATTTGTATGTCCGGCTGGAATTCGATGCCGACGCATTCCCGAATGGCATCCCGAACATCTCTGCACTGGTCAAAGGCAAAAAGCTATTCGATCCGCGTGACAGCACGACGGCTTACAGCACGAACCCGGCGCTGGTCATCCGCGATTACCTGACGAACACGTCCTACGGTTTCAGTGCGGCCACGGCCGAGATCGACGACACGGCTTTCCAGACTGCCGCTAATATCTGCGATGAAAGCGTTTCTCTGGCCG